ACGTTCACGGTTATCTTTTGGAACCGCCGATAGCTGGAAATATTGTCGATGTCGGCAAGCGTGGTGAAATCACGAACTTCAACGGAACAGATTACGGCGTAGCCGGGGCAGGTCTTTTCTCTGCAACTGTCGCCGCCCCAACTGCCGGAACCAAGTATTACATCAAACCGGATGGTTCGCTTACTACAACCGCTGGCACCAACGTCTATCTTGGTCACACGGTTGAAGCAAGTCGTCTGATTGTGTGCTTGTAATTCGAAAACGAATCGAAAGGGAATGCCAATGTTGGCACAAGAAAACGGATTGCTGACGATTGATGGCATTCCTGTTGGGCCGATCTTCGGTGGTACGCAACCACTTCGCCAAGAGGGAATGCTTACTCAAGGCGATCTGGTAACCGTAACCGCTGACGGTGTAGACCTCAATGCATTGTGGGACCAGTTCGCCGAATCTATCGCTATCTATAACGAAGTGATGGATAACCTGATCGGCATTCTGACTTATCCAGTCGATGTGCCGGTTGAGCCTGTGGTTCAAATCGGTGAATTGACTTTCGAAGAGGCGTCAGAACTCGGTGTGCCACGCGGTGCCGGGTTGCCAATCGAAATGTTCCAAATGGGTTACGATCTGCGTCACTACGACAAGCGAAACGCCTACACATGGATGTTCCTTGCCGATGCTGATGCACGTCAGGTCGAAGCAATTCACAACGCAGTCATTTGGGCTGACAAGCGTTTGCTTTTCCGCAAGATTATGGAAGCATTGTTCGACAACAGAACCCGCAAGGCGAACATTCGAAATCAGGCGTACAACGTCTATCCGCTCTACAATGCGGACGGTGTTGCCCCGCCACGGTTCAAGACGAACACCTTCACCACTTCTCACAATCACTACGTCATTTCTGGCAACGCCACGATTGACAGTTCCGATGTGGAAGACCTACTGGAACTGATTTCGGAACACGGTTATGCTCCGCAGTACGGAACATCATTCGTACTTTTGGCGAACAAAGCCGAAACCGATGTGATTCGTACCTTCCGCAGAGGCGTCGTCAACAACAACAGTATGACCGCAGGTTACGACTTTATTCCAAGTCCAAGTCAACCTCCGATGATTCTGCCGAACGCGGAAGGTTTGCTTGGAAATCAGCCCGCGGAGATTCTATCCGGTTTGCCTGTGATTGGATCGTATGGCTTCTGGAACATTATCGAAGACGATTACATTCCAGCCGGTTATCTGCTGGGAATCGGTTACGGTGGTTTGTTCAACCTGACGAATCCGGTCGGAATGCGCCAGCATTCAAACCCGGCAATGCAGGGTTTGCGTGTGATCGCAGGAAACAACCAGCGTTATCCGCTGGTGGACGGTTTCTACGCTCGCTCATTTGGAACCGGAGTCCGCCAGCGTGGCGGGGCTGCCATCATGCAAATCGCGGCGACAGGTTCTTACGTTATTCCGTCGGCATATCAGCGTGGTGGCGGTTTCCTCGCAGGTTAATTGAAAAAGGTCTAGGATTCCTGATTGGTGTGACACATTTCACTATCAGATGCTTGGTTAAGAAGTGATATAAGTGCCCAAGCCACCAATCAGGTTTCCGTTCAGAAAGGAATGGAAATGGGCCGATTTGTTGATTTGAACCAACCGCTTTCTGAAGAGGACAAAGAATATCTTCGGAATCGCGGACGAGGTTATCTGATTCCTGCCAACGAACGTCGATTCGGAGTCGATGGCACAGAAACCCCCGCAGAACACGAGTCTTCCGGCAGCGCAGCACAATCCCCGTTCTACAATACAGAACAGAGAGCGGCAGCCGTCTACGACACTGGTGGCGCTCCGTTGCCGGGAGCAACGTTGGATTACGATACGGGACGCGCATTCGACAGAGAAAATGGAGTGCTTGTCGAGCCGCGCCAAGCGGGTCATACTCCTGGTGCGAATCCCTCGCCGTGGGGTCCAGAAGGATTTGCCGAACGTGACGAAGATGACAGCGACATTGACGAGGACATCGCAGATGAAGTCAATTCGTACACGGTTCCTCAACTGAAAGATCACTTGGACAAGGCGAAAGTTCCTTATGAACCTACCGACAAAAAGTCCGATCTTCAGGATTTGCTAGCGATCCACTTGCAGGATAAGCGCGACGGCAAAAAGTAGGCGATATGGCACAACAGGCCGATATCGATTCTGTAAAAGTCCAGCTTCCCGACGCGGATATTCTGACTGAATTCGGTTTGGACGATATAACACTCGGAGCCATTCTGGATTCAGGAGCTTCGATTAGTCAGACAATTCTTGCTGGTTGGCGTTCGATTGCAGCTAAAACAGCGACGATGACAGATGTCAGTGAATCGGGTTCAAGTCGTAACCTTTCTACATTGAACGCCAATGCCCGCGAAATGTGTACGCTCTGGCAAACGCAGGTTGATAAGGAACTGAATTCCACTGGCCAGGAATTAATTCGCCGTTGGACTAGTTACAAAACAACGAGGGTCTAATGATGTCGGGTGGTGAACTCGCCGTTCACCGATCAAATACGGATCGTTACATTGGCATCGATCCAACAGAGATCATTTTAATTCCAAGACAGGACACATGGGTCGCCGGTACGAAAACAAGGGGTGATCAACCTCCGCGTGATCCGCAATTGTTTCATGTCATTTGGGCACCGGAAACGGGAATCGTGCCAATGATCGAAGGCACGACACGTCGATTTGATTTCATTCTTGTTGGTTCTTATGACGCTATAGTTGCTATTGGCGATCATTGGCTTGAAGGTTTACAAGACAACGAAATCGATTATGTCTATCCGTTTAATGGATATGAAATAAAATGCGGTGGCACTAGCTACGGGAGTAAGCCAGTTGCCTAACCTGATGAGAGCTACAGTCAGCTATCAACAAGGCGCGCTCAAAGAACGAGTCGCTAAAACACCTGAGCAAGTTAATGAAGATATCACAAAGCTTTTTGATTACTATGCAGCGTGGGCTACAACGTGGATGAAAATCAATGCGCCGTGGACTGATGATACCGGCGCGGCACGATCCGGCCTGACGGCAGTTTCAAATTCATATCGTAATATATATGAAATGGTATTGGCCTATTCCGTTCAATACGGTATCTGGCTGGAAGTCGCTAACTCTGGACGCTTTCAAATTCTCGGTCCCGCGATGCGAATAATTGGCAACAATATTATGAAAGCATTGGATGGAATGCTTGACGGCAAGCCACCAAATCTTTCGCCGCCCATTGCAGAAATACCTCCGGTAGCTCGTAAAACTGCGCGCAAAGGAACGGTCAATAAGTCAGGGAATCGCCGCTCTCGTAAAGCTTATGGAAAGAAACAACAAGCTAGGAGACGTGGAAAGCCATGATGCCGTCAGCCATTTACGAATTGCTTTCCCAGGACGCCACATTGCAAGGCTTGCTTGGCGGGAGTAATCGCATCTTCGAATTGCAATCGGTGGATGAGAGGCCGGTCAGTAACGGTTATTTTGTCATTATCGATATGCAAGAAACGGCAATGCCTTTAAACCCACATATGGGTCCACGAACCATGCAAATTTGGGTGCATATCCCAGCGGATATCAGTCGAGATTATGGCCCGATAAATACTATCCTGAACAGGATAGATGATATTCTGATAAATCTAGAGAACGTCGTTGGGCTAGATGGAGTCCGCTGCGGGCAGATATACCGGCACAGCCGGTCGCGCAATACCATCGACCCCGGCTGGAAGACGACAACACGCAACGCACTTTACAGCGTGTCGTATGATGAAGACGCAGCATAACCGGCTATAATCACTGACGAGAGGACGACCATGACTGAGGCACCGGCCAAGGCGGCACCGCGCAAGCAGGTACCGCCGAGCGGCAAGCTAAACCCGTCTGAGGTCACTGACGCACGCGACAATGCTCCCCGTTTGAAAGACGATCTCAGTGGAAAACGAGTGCGGGCAATCCCAGCTTTTGTCGGACAAACAACCGCCGTCAGAATTACGAAACAAGACTTTGCGGAATACGAAATCGATCACCCTACTGTCGAATTCAATTTCCGTAAAGATAAATTTACTCTTCCAGTAGGGAAGCCGCGCGGTTTAACAGAAGAGGTAGCAGAATTTCTGGTGACTGAATTCCCTGAGCAATTTGAGTACATGAGTTCCTGATGTGCCCGAGATCAGATGTAATTCAAAACTGCACGGTGTGGTAAGTGACAATTCAAAAGGAATTTTCGAGGTTGTCTGCAACAGTCGATGGTGCAGAATTGGAAACGAAGTAGTGATGCATCGTTTCAACCTTGAGAAGACAACTGAAGATGGTTGCATAATGCCCGTGGAGACATTGCGTTTCAAACGGCCAGAATAAGGAGTAAAATTAAATGACCAGTCCCGTTCCAACTGGGCTTGCTTATGGTTGCCGTGATGTCAAGCTGACGCAATATGCGGATGCTACGGGAACCGTTCTCAGTCCCACTTCTGTTGACCTTCCGTATATTCAACACTTGAACTTTACGGAAGCCGAAGAATTCGCCGAATTGCGCGGCGATGACAAACTGATCACCACTCGTGGAAAAGGTTCTCAGGTCAACTGGGACTTGGAGGCCGGTGGTTTGGAAGTTGCTGCATGGGCAGTCATTACTGGTGGCGATGTGATCGAAACTGGTTTGACTCCGAATCGGGTTCAGGAAATCCGTAAGCGTGCAACGCAACAGCGTCCGTGGTTCCGTATTGATGGCAAGATCATTTCCGATTCGGGTGGCGACGTTCTGGTACGGATTTATCGCTGCCGCGCAAACGGAAACATTCAGGCCAACTTCCAAGATGGAAACTTCCAGACTTCGCAAATTGCGGGGATTGGGCTTCCGTTGCTGGACGACACGAATGACCTTCTGTATTCGATCTTCCGCCGCGAAACAACTTCGCAGCTTACGCTCACTCCCGATCCTAACCCTGTTGGTTCTCCATTGAACCTGACGGCTGGGGCAAAGAGCGGCAGCGGTTCGGCACAAACGGTGGTTCTGACTTGGAGTCCGGTTACCGGCGCAAGCCTTTACACAATCGAAAAGTCCACCGATTCAACAAACGGAATCGATGGTACTTGGGTGGCCGGTGTCCCGCCAACGTCAACTGCGGCGAATGTTACCGAAACTGGATTGGGTGCCGGTACGGTGTGGTTCCGCGTGAAAGCTACGGTCAGTAGCGTCATGGGTGATCCATGTCCGGCAGTTGCGGTGGTATTCACCTAAACCAAATCGATTAAAACAAATCCATAGTTCTAGGACGCCCAGGAGCGCACAATGGAAAATCTTTCCGACGACAAATACGCACTCAGCGAAGCTTGGTCGCGTGGTCGTGAATACAAGCAACCGTTTGATTACCAACTGAGTCAAACTGGCCAGATTGTTCTGATTCGTCGCCTTGACATGGGCGATATTCTGCGTTTGGGTATTGCAGAACAAATGGACTTGATGTCAAAAGCTTTGATGGCCGAGGATAAACCTCAAACAGATGAGGATTCAAAAAAGACGCTTGCGGAAGTTGTGATGAAGTCTGGCAACTTCGAACAAATGGAAGCCATGATCAACGCCGTGGTTGGTGCCGGTGTGATTAAACCCAAGTTATATGCAACACCGGAACATGAGAACGCAAGGCAAGCCGGTCTGGTCTATCTTGATTCAGTTCCTTTTTCGGATCGAATGGAATTGTTTGGGGTGATATTCGAAGCCGAAGGACTTGCTATGTTTCGCGAAGAACAAGATGATGGTGTGGGAAACGTGGCAAATGTGCCAAGCGTACAATTGCCTCCCGACCGATCTATGGACATTCGATCCGGCGACACCGAAGGGGTATTACTTCAACAGGGGAGTCTACCGTTGGGGTCGGATGGTGGACGCGAAGATGAACGAAGCGGAACAAGCGAGTCGGAGGGGGAGACAGAACGGGCCATCGACGGACGCATTAGCTCAGACAGCGAGATTGGGGGTTTTGAGCAAGTATCTGGGAACCGAATTGAAGAGGTACAGAACTCCTGATCAAATTGGTTCTGTCAGAGTCAATATGCCTGACGGGCAAAAAGAGGATAACGTAGAGTCAATACGAAAAGGATTTTAGGAGGCGATTCCTATTCCCGATTATGATCTTGGGACCGCTCACGGTAAAATCCGTATTGAAGCCGATTCGGCTGGTGTTCAGGCAGTAAATCAGGCAATCGATCAGTTCAAGCGAGCTATTGATGCAATAACAGCTAGAACTGCCGCGTTCGATAGTGCAATGAACAATATGGAACGCGAACTGAAACAAGTTCGAAATGATTTCCTTCAAGCTTCAGTAGCAGCTAATAACTACAATCGAACGCTGACAATCGTTCACGTTTCTCAAAAAGATTTGGCTAATTCAACCAATCTTTTCGGGCGCAACCTTAACTTCTCCCGCCAAGCCATGATCGGTGCGACTGCTGCGGCAGCCCTGCACTACCAACAATTGAGACAGATTGTCAACATCACACGAGAGGGCCAAGGGGGTCTTCTTGGATTCCATGCCTCGTTGAATAAACTTGGAGTCGCAAATATTGCGGTTCACTCGTTGTGGAATAATTTCCTTGGTGTCAATCGCGCTCTCGCCAATGCGCCGCAATGGCAACGTGGCTTGCTTGGCATGTCAAATCAAATAAAGCTTGCCACTGTTGCCTTTGCTGGGTTGAAGTTTGTCCCAGATATTTTAAACAAACTGGCTTTACATAGTAATGCGGCTGCTGTGGCAGGGGAAGCTCTTTTCGCTGTTGTGCGTCCGTTTGCTGGGATACTCGGGCCTCTTGCCGGTCACTTTAATAATTTAAACGGCGGTATTGGAAAATTAGCCGGTAGTATAGGCCAATCGATTATCGGCTGGAACGTGATGCGTGGTGGGATTCAAAGCCTTATGGGTCGTGTTTCAGGTTTGCTTGGATTATTCAAGGAACTGCCAGGTTGGATCAAAGCCGTTGTCGGTGCGATTGCGTTGATGGGACCGGCCATCGTTGAGGGGTTGGCTGCATCACTGCGTTTTACGTCAAACTTACTTGTCGGATTATTGCAAGGTCTTAAAGATTTATCTGGTGCATTCCTGGTTATTCCAGGTATATTCGCCATGATTGGCGCTTCGGTAGTTCCTTTGGTTGGGATTCTTTTAACGCTGAAAAATTCATTTGGCACTCTTTTCAAAGATGCGATGAGCGGTGATTTTCAAAAGGTCACCCAAGACTTGAATAAGATGCCGAATTATCTTCGTCCTCTTGGCGACCAACTTGTACGACTTACCCCAAAACTGAAAGATTTGGGCAATCAGTTTACTGCTACATTTACCGCTGGAATGGGCGATCAAATAGAAAAGATTGCAGATACCTATTTTCCGGCAATGTATAACGGTGGGACTCGTGTCTCTCAATCGTTTAAAAATATCAAGGATGAGTTTGTTGGATTTTTATTACAAGCTCAAACCATTCAGGACACAAACGAATTATTCTCTAATACGGCTAGAACTCTTAATGCTGTTGCTCGTACAGTAGCTCCGATTTCACAAGCATTTCGCGATATCGGTATTGTCGGTACTGAATTCATTAAAGATTTGGCTGAGCGATATCTTCCAAGCATTGCACAGGGTTTTGCCGATTGGGCTGCGCGTGCTCGCGAAACCGGGCAAATGCGAGAATGGATGGATCGTTCTGTTATCGCGGTTAAAGAACTGTGGATCGGAACAAAGAATGTAGTTCAAGCCGTTTGGCAATTACTGACTCTGTTCAAGACCGGGACTGGCGATAACTTTTTGAAGAACTTCGCCGACGATATGAAGAGGTTTAACGAAGCAGTTCATCGTTCAGCGGCTAGTGGTGTGTTGCATGATATTGCTGAATCTGTTAAAGGTGTCGGAACAGACAATATCAAACAACTTACAAATGCTCTTAAAGAAATGGCTCCCGCTTTTGGCAAAGTAGTAGAATTTCTTGCTCAATTTGTTGGGGCGTTAAGCGGGTCACTTATTCCGGCATTAACACTGGCTTCTCACGTTCTCAATGTATTTTTTGCAATTATCAATGCAACGGGTGGTGGGGCTGTACTTGGTACAATTCTTGGTATTGTCGGAGCATTTAAACTTGTCAAACTTGCTTTAGGCCCAATTGGAGATGCTGTAAGAATAGCCGTTGGTGCGTTTAATTTTTTCAGGGGCATTGATGGAATAGTTGTCAGTGCTGCCGCTGCACTCGAAAGACTGGGAACTGTAGGGCAAGCTGCGTCTGCAAAACTAATGCTTGCCGGTGATGCTGTGGCGGCATTCGCCAGTAAGATTGCTTTGATTGCTCTTGTTATTGGTGGTGCAATTTTAGCCTTTTCTCAATATGATGATGCTATTGCTCAGTCCAAACAAGCGCAAGAACAATATAGTCGTAGTCTTGTTGAGTTCCAAGGCAGTATTAAAGAGGCTATTTCTGCTGATACTATCAATTCAGGGGAAAACATTTTTACTGCCATTAAAGCCCAACTCAGTTTAATGGAACAGGAGCTAGATCAGACCGCAAATAATCTGCCGTCTTGGTGGGATCACGTTGTTGGGTTCTTTAAAACTGCTGGTGGCTTATCCGAAAAGGATCAAAATAGT